ACGACTGGAGAGCCGATTATGAAGTTGGGTGGAATAGCATCAACTTCAGACGAGGATTCAGATGGTGAATTTTTGGATCCAAAGGGATTTGACATAAAGCCGTTGTTAGAAAGTGGAATGGTTAATTGGCATCATCAGGCAAAGGGTCAACCTGCCGCAATAATTGGAGAACCGACGAAGGCGGAAATCAGACCAGAAGGATTGTATATCGAAACAACGTTGTACCCTTCAAGTCAGGTTGCTTGTGATGTCTGGAATTTGGCACAGACTCTTGAAAAAGACTCTAAGACAAGAAGATTAGGGTATTCGATTGAAGGTAGGGTTCTCAAGAGAAAGTCCGATGACAAGAATTCCCCAGATTTTAAAAAGATATCAAAGGCAGTCATCACAGGAGTTGCAATTACTCATCAACCTAAAAATCCTAAAACATTTGCAAGCATCATAAAAGGTGAAATAGATGATGATTTTAAGGACGATGAGGAAGATGAGGTTGAGGAGAAATCATTAGACACGGAAAACGCAAGTGCTCTTAAAAAAGAATCTGTTGATAAAAAAATAAAGAATCAAACATTCTCTAAATCTGAAGTTGTTGAAAGGATCTTAAACGACATAGCAGGTATAAGTATTGAGGATGCTGAGAAGGTCTATAAATTAACATTAAATATTGCGAGTATGAAAAAAAGGAAAATTACAGATGAGGATATCTCAAAGGCATACGAGACTCTCGGACTAAATGCTCCTGCTGATATCCAAAAAGGTTGTGACGATGATAACGACACAATCAAGAAGAATTTCAATAAGTCTGACGACGAAGATGACGACGAAGATGATGAGGAGGATGATGAAAGGGATGAGGATCCTGAAAATTCTTCCGACGAAGACGATGAGAATGATAACAATGATGACGACAACGACGAAGAGGATGATGATGACGATGATAAGGGTGTAAAAAAGGGTGGTTTGAATGCCTTTAATAGAATTGAAAAGGCTTTGGAGAACACTCAACTCAATACATCTAAGTTCATTCGTGCTCTCGGTGTTATGGTAAAAGACGTTTCTCAGAAGGCTTCAAAAATCATGGATCGTAATGAGGAATTGATGGACATCATCAAGTCTCAGGAGGATACCATTAATGAGATGTCTGAGCGTCTTGAGGAAATGGGTTCTGAGGTTCCTGGTCGTAAGAGTATTTCTTCCGCAAAGGTAATGGACAGGAATTTCGCGAAAGGTAATGATGATAAATTGAATGATGATTCTTCAATCAAGAAAAGCAATTCGATTTCAATGAGTCGCAATCCTAATGCGGTTGCTGAGATTCTCGATCAGGCAACATTCAATAAGGGTGGATATGACGATGAGTTTGGAAAGGCTTGTCTCGCTTTCGAAGCGAATAAAACAATTCCTACGAGGGTTATCTCCAGAATCAAGAATGAGTTTGGAATTGAAATTGTAAAATAACATAATTTAATTTTTGAGATAAAATGGAAAGATTATCAATTAATTTGGCTGATTACGGCTACGCTGCTGAGCAGGATGGTCACTTCATGGGGACTGGTGGTAGCGAGAATCTTGATCAATTGAACAAGGCTCTCGAGGCAACCGACCTTACAGGTAGGGACACTGCGAACATGACGACTGCATCAGGTGCTCCTCTTAAGGTTGAGTCTCTTGAGAAGACGCTGAAGCACATCACATTTAGAGAGACTGATATTAAGTTGTGGAAGGATCTTCCTAAGAAACCTGCCTACAACACGGTAGAAGAGTACAACCAACAGACCTCCTATGGTTCTAATCGTGGTGGATGGAATCGAGAGGGTGAACTTCCAGAGGAGGAAGATTCAATCTTCGTTCGTAGGGCGCAATTGGTTAAATACCTCGGTGTTACTAAGTCCGTCACCCATCAGATGACGTTGGTGAACACTATGGTAGGTTCAATCATGGAGCGTACTATTAAGGATGGAACGTTGTGGATCTTGCGTACTTTGAATCAAGGTTTGTATTTCGGTAACGAGAAAATCATTCCTGAGCAATTCAACGGATTCTTGGCTCAACAACAGCAATCTGACGCATGGGCATCTTACGCTGATTACATGAATTCTGAGCATGTGATTGACTGCCGTGGATACGCTCTTAGCGAGGATGACATTGAGTCTGCTGCAAACTCCATCGTTGAAAACTATGGTCTTGCAACTCAATTGTATGCTCCGCCGTCAGTGTTGAGTTCGTTCGTTAAGAACTTCTATGGAAACAAGTTCATCAATCCTAACTCACCTCAGGTTTCCGCAGGTGTAATGGGTCAAAGAGTTGTTGCATTTGATTCTCAATTCGGTCAGATTGGATTGAATCACGATGTATTCTTCAAGAAGTTGCCAAGCAAGAACGCTAATTCCGCTGCTACTTCTCAGAAGGCTCCTACGAAGCCAACTTGGGACGCTACTACTCCTATTGATGTTCAAAGTGGTGTAAGTGGTAGCAAGTGGGGTTCAGTTGACGCTGGAAACGTTTATTACGCAGTTTCAGCAATTAACCGATTCGGCGAGTCTGATCTTGCAATCTATAGCACGGCTGCTGCTGCTGCCGTATCTGGTTGCGCTGTTGATCTTAAATTCGCTGATGGTGGTGGAACTAATCCTGCAACCGCTTATCGTATCTATCGTACGAAGGCAGGTGCTGCTGCAACCGATGAATTCTATCCATTGTTCGAGGTATCTTTGGATGACTTGACTCGTGGTTACGATGGCGGTGGTGCTGGAATCATTCGAGACATGAATCGCTATTTGCCTGACACTGATCAAGCAGCGTTGTTCCAGTTCGACAACGAGGTAATTGAGTTCGCTCAACTTGCTCCGCTTATGAAGATGGATTTGGCTCTCTTGAGTCCTGCTTATCGCTTCATGGTGCTCTTGTATGGTACTCCATTCTTGTATGCTCCTAAGAAGATGGTTCGATTCATTAACATCGGCAAGTCGTTGGCTTAATAAGAAAATGTTCAACAAAGGAAAGGGGTGGGCGATTTTCCCCACCCCTTTTTCATAAAAAGGAGATTAAATATGAAAATTAAGGCTAAAAAAAGTAACATTACAAATGTAAAACTTATCGTTCCGATCGATGGTTTGATTTCAGTGGATAAGGATGGTGTTGCAGATGTTTCAGCAAAGTGTGCAACTACTCTTGTTAAATGCACTAACGATTGGGATTTCTTCAAGGGTTCTAAATCTGAGAAAGAAGAGGTTTCTGATGAATCCAATGAGGTCAATGAGGATCAGCCAGAAGAGAAGAATTCAGAACGTGAGGAAATGGAAGCACATTTGGACACGTTGAATTTGGCTGAAATGAAGGAGTATGCAAAAGAAGCGGAGTTTCCTGAAAGCGAGTACGAGAAAATCAATTCTAAGAAAACAATGAAAGCGTATTTGTTGAAGAAGTACGACAACGCTTCAAAGGAAGAAGTTTCTGAATAACATTAATATTGTTCTGATATGTCCGTTAGAGATATTGATATTAAGATAGAATACAACAAGAATGTTGATTTGATAATGTCACCATCAGAATTGATGGAGAATTACTTATTTGGAATTCCTATGTGTTCTAATGATGGTAGAAAGATGTCCAAAAGTGCTATAATTAAGCACATTCTTTCGGCACAAACTACTATCGAAAACTTGTTGAATATTAAGTTAAACAAACAAGTCATCGAGGAAAATCGTGATTTTATTCGGCAAGAATTCATGTCTTGGGGATATATCAGAACAATGTATCCTATCGCATACATCGACAATCTTGAGGGATGGATAAACGACGTTTGTCAAATAACATATCCGAGAGAATGGTTATCTATTAAGAAGATAGAGTCTGTAGCAATATATAGGAACATATATCTGATTCCTAATACAGGAAGCAAAGAGGGTGCAACAATGACACAGAACTCTTTAATATATAACGGAATTTCACCACATCTTGGTTGGTTCGGTCAAACATTCATTCCGAACTATTGGCACACAAGATATGTGACGGGATGGGATAAAATTCCTTCTGATTTGTTTGATTTCGTTGCAAAACTCGCTGCTGTTAATGTATTATCGGTTATAGGTGATGTTCTTTATGGTGTTGGGTTGACTTCGATAAGCATAAGTCTGGATGGAGTTAGTCAGAACACACCTTTGACGAGAAGTGGTCAAGGTGGTATATTCGGGGGAAGGATAAAGACATATATAGATGATATGGATAAGATGCTTCCTATTCTTAAGAGTAAGTACAGAGGAATCAGTTTTGAGGTTGTATGAGTGATAGCAAGAGCATAATTACGGACAAGAGGATTGTTTTTCAAACTCCTCCAACTATTGTTAATCCAAGAGTTGGATGGAGAACAAGGGATTTTGAAGAACTTATTCAAGCGCATGGATATGACGCTTACATAGACAGAGCGTTAAGATGTCCGTGTGTGGATAAATCCAATGGTCAGGCACTATCTACTTGCAGAAATTGTCTTGGAAGAGGTTGGATATTCGTTGACAGAACAGAGACAAGGCTCATTGCTCAACACATGGATAGCAAAAAGAGATACGAGAATTGGAGCGAGGTTAATAGAGGAACTGCTTCTATAACAACTAAGGCTTCGGATAAATTAGGCTTCATGGATAGAATCATTCTATTTCAGTTAGAAGAATTCTATTCTGAGATAATAAGACCTATATTCTTCGAAAACAAGTTAATAGCGTATCCAGTGTACGAGCCTCTTGAAGTGACTAATATGTATTTGTTTTCAGAGGATAACGAGCCTCTTGTGTCACTTACTAAGGATGATTACATAATAGATAAAAACAGAATAGAGTTCGATCCGAGTATATTGGAATTCATATCAATCAATGATCCAAATATTCAAGATTTCACTCAAATTCCTGTTAGTATATCAATCAGATACTCTCACTATCCAGTCTATCACATAATAGAGGTTAATAGGGAGTTGATGAGAGTTAGAGAGGGTAAATTGTGCAATGTGGATGATAAAAATCTTGTTCAAATGCCGATTAATGCAATGGCAAGAAAGGCTCATTACATCTTCGACGCACAGAAATATGGAGAAGAAGCAATAGATAATTCACAATAATATGAATCCGATTCTAATAGATCTAAATGGATTAAAGGCTCAATTTGGTTTGAGTGCTGATAATATAGATGAATTAACAGAGATTTGTGTTAATTCCGTCACCGCTTTGATCTATTCTAATTGGGAAGCGATTGCTAAAAAAACATTAAAATCAACTCTTCCTGAATACACACAGAATCTAATAAAGGTTGATAAGGGTAGATTCGCGAAACAAATTGTATTGACAGGAGTTCTTCCTAATATGCTTGAACAAGGTGCTTCAGCATTTGACATGAAGCAGGGGTTCAAGAATTCCAAAAAGGTTAAATACACGATTCCAGTCTATGGAAAGAAGGGAAACGTGTTGTATAAAGGAGGTGATTGGTATTTGACAATTCCTTTCAGAATCGGTGTTCCCGGAACATTAGGTCAAGCGGGTTTCACGCAACAAATGCCTGATGAAATATATAAGGCAGTAAAGGGATTAAGATCGGGTGATAGCGTAAAGAAGTATAATATTCCAAGCCCCTATGATGTTCCAAAATCGAGAGCCGCAATAATGAATGAGGGTAAGATTTTGTTTGACGCTTACAGACATAAGAATTCCATATACGAAGGATTGACAAAAAGAACTGCTCAATATGATAAGGTTAGTCAAAACACATACGGAACATTCAGAAGAGCAAGTGCGAATTCAGATCCGTTGTCGTGGATACATAAAGGATTCAGTGGATATCATCTTGCGGAAAAAGCGGTTGAAATGTCCGATATAGACACTATTGTTAATAATGAAGTAACTGATTATTTGGAGACTATATTATGATGGGAGTTTTAATGCCGGAAATAATTCTTCACGATACGTTGGTGAAGATTGTAAAGTTGTTAAGAATGGATCTTCAAGACCATGTTAATGACGATCAAAACACGATATTATACAAATTATTCGGTGTTGATGAGAATGGTGATAGAATAAAACTTAATCTTATAGACTATTTCAAGCAAGCCAAAAAGATAATACAGACTCAACAGAATCTGTCTGTTAATTTCGGATACAATCAAGAAGTTGCAAAGATGATATCTCTTCACATAATACTTCCTTCAGAGCAAGCCAAATCAACCATTGGAGAGGATGAGGGATATATGGAAGAGGAGATTGAAGATAATGAAGTCGTGATCGGAAGACAAATGTACTTCACGCAAACATACAATTCCACATATCAGATTCTAATATCCAGCAATAATTCGTTGGAGGTTAATATTGTCTACACGATATTGAAATCCATGTTACTGATGTTGGTTCCTCATTTGGAATTATCAGGACTAAGAAATCCAACAATGAGTGGAAACGATATAGTTATGCAAGAAGATCTGACTCCAGTTCCAATCTTCCACAAGGTGTTGAATTTAACATTCGAGTACGAACATAATGTTCCTCAATTGTTTTTTGAGGAGATTATGAAAAAGTTTAATGTACAATCTACAATGTATTCTGCAAACATGGAGGATTACGATGCGCAGGTATAATTTATTGTAAAATTTTAATTAATATAAGAAGAGTTATGGCTACAGAAGTAAATTTTCACGGAAAGACTTACATCGAACCAGGAAGTTACGCTGCCACTGTCTACAATCCAACTTCTGTCGTGAATGTTGCTGAATTCGGCAATGTCATGATCATTGATACTGGATTGTCTATTAATGGTACGTATGAATTCGCAGGAGGTGCAGGTGTTAATGGAGAACTTGCTCAGGGGTTGAAATCTGTTTACGAATTCACTAATTACGAAGACTTTCTTTCATTCATGGGAGGTGGATTGGTTGGTGATATTGCTAAAAAGATTTTTACACCTATTGATGGTGCAGCAGGTGCGCCTAAGTTGTATTATGTTCGTGCTGCAACAACTACTTGCGCAACGATTACGCTAACATTTTCGGCAGGAAACACTCTTTCATTAAAGTGTAAAAATGAGGGTGTTGTCGGAAACGGAGTGTTGACGAATGGTGTATTAAGAGTTGGTTATGGAGCAAAGATGGTTGCTGGAAGTGTTGAGGGGACATTCAAACTTCAAGTCTACAGAGGTTCATTTATGGGAAGCGATGAAAATGGTGAATCATTCGGGGCAAAAAGCATTTCAGATTCCGTTCCTAATTTGATCGTTGAATCTCCAGATTTAAACACTCTTCAGGAATTGTATGATTGGGCATCCTCAAACAGACAAATGTTGGCTAATTTCGTTGTTTCCAAGACAGGAGAGGGTTCAACTGAATTAATTGCTATTGCAATGACTCTTGCTTCAGGAGGTTCGACTTCGTATTTAAGTGGAACGGAGTACGACGATGTTCTGGAATCAATTGCGGAACTTGATGTCACATTCTTCCTTTGCACTAATTTGAATGCTGATAGCGGTAAGGGTGTTGACGCTGCAACGAATGGAAAATTATTCACATTCTTGAAACAAGAGGCAAAGTTCACCGAATTCATGGTTGTTCCGGGAGGTGAAGATGATGATGATCTGTTCGGAGTAAGCAATACGTCTGAATCTATTTCGAAGTATTTCAATTCGAGTCAGGTTGTTTGCGTACACGGATCCCCAGTTGTAATTAGAAAGGATCAGAATGGAACTAAGAATTTACATTCCATTTATCTTGCAGCAGCGATCGTAGGACTTAATGCAGGTCTTGCAGCACAGACTCCTTTGACATTTAAGAGGATCGGTTATCAATCGTTTGTTTACGATCTTAAAAAGAAAGAGCGTGAAAAAGCACTTCAATTGGGAATTATGCACGTTCGTAATGTTTCAGGATTGTGGTGTGTAAATCAAGGAATAACAACTCTTCAGGATAACAAGAAAACTATTGCTGATGATGGTCAATCTTTCGAATTATCGATAGAATTAATCAAATCACAATTGAACAAGGAACTGATTCTTGAAGGTCAGACGAGGTTCACAGGTCAGACTGCTGCACAAGCGTCACCGGAATCTGTAAAGAACTTCACTGAAACGAAATTGTCTTCTTTGGTTGCTTATCCTGGGAATGATAATCTATTGATTAGTTGGAAGAATGTAAAGGTTTCCGCAAGAAATGGTGATTACTTCATTACATTTGACTTTGTGCCGAATGTTCCTGTGAACAAGACCTTCTTTGTTGGAAATATTCTTGATTTTTCCGTTGAGGTTTAATTTGTAAAAAATTAAGATTATGGCAGATAATAAAAAAGTAATGACGGCTCCATTAGCCATTATTCAGATCAACTCAATCACTGTCGGTAAGATGAAGAACATCAGAATTACTGAACAAATTAGACGTGGTAGAGTTGCAGGTGTTGGTCGTTTGAATCCAGAGGAACTTCCTGCTCTTGAATGGAGTGGATCTTTGTCCTGTTCTTCATATACAATCAACTTTAATCTTCTTGCTAATAAGATTCGAAAAGGTACTTTCAGAAACGCAGGAAGTGTTGAGGAATGGGCAAATGCCATTCTTATGCAAGAGGATGGTCTGGAAATCAGTATTCTAAGAAAGGTTAAGGATGGTGAAATTGACAATGAGACTGGATTAGTTAAGACTAAGTTTGAAACATTCGCTAAGGTTTCCGGAGCGTTTGCTTCACGAGAAAGTTTTGACATTCAGGAAGGTCAGATTTCAGGTCGAGACACTGAATTCGAATATACGGATCCTATTCTGTACAATAACGTCGTGTTGTAATAAGTGATTCGGCAGTTATAATTAAGGGGTGGTCAATAAAGACCATCCCTTAAATTTTTTTAAGAAAATGGAAAGAGAAAAGAAGTTTAACATCGGAGACAAAACATTCATTGCTAAATTCCCGAACGTGGGTCAGATGATAGACATAGAAAGTCTGAAACAAGCGTTGACGAATAACAGATACGGAATCATGGCTGCAAGCGGTATATCATCCATGTACGATGCTCTTGATATAGTTGATGCAGTTGCTTTTCTGAAGGTTTGTGTTCCTTCTGTTTCTAAGTTCTACAACATTGATAATTACATGGCTCTTCAGATTGATGTTGTTAAGGATTTTGTTGATGCTTATAAGAAGGAATTAAAACCTTGGTACGATAATTTGATTTCTGAATTAAAGGGAATATCCTTGAATAATGGCTCAGGAAGTTCTGAAGGAAAAGAATAATAGTCTATTGGATGATGTTAATCATTTTCTTTTAAATTGGCATCAATTCATAATAGACTATTGGTGGAGGAGGAAATATAACGTTCCTTTCGGTTCACCTCAACACAGACGAATGAATCTTCTTGACATGTATATCGAATTTCAGGAGGATGCAATGATAAATAGAATATCCTCAGATATAAACAAAGAAGATTCATTTGATGATGTTGAAAAAATGAGTGAAAAGGAGATTGACGACGAATTTGAAAAATTAGATTTAAGTCAATTTGATAAATAATGGCAGATGTAACGATAAATATTAAGGGAAACGCTTCTCAACTAAAAGATGAGTTGAATAGTGTTGCGAATTCTGGTAATGCGAGTGATTCAACAACCCAGACTCAGAAACAAAACGAATCACTTGTTCCTTCAAGAGATTCTATGATTGAAGAAATTAAGAGTAGAATGAAGGAGCATGGAGTTGTTCTTGCAAGAAATTCTCTTAATTCGATAAACGATATAATTCTCGAATATGAATCCGAAGTAAAAAAGGATATAAGAGAAAGAATATCAAAAACGTATAGCGAAAAAGTTGAAAAGGGTTCTGAATTCATAGATCAAAAGTTAGAGGAGGCAAGAAAAGATTATCTTGAAGGTGTTAAAAGTGTATATGGAGAGAAGATTTATAATGAATTCGTAAATAATGAAGATAAACATAAAAAAGGTAAATGGATAGGTAATTCAAGTTTGCAGGATATTTTAGATGGAATCTTAAGAAAATATGAACATTTAATTTACAATAACGAAGAACGAGAAAGTAAAATAGGTGGAAAGGAAGAGGAATTAAAAGTTGCGATACAAGAATTAAAGAAATTTTTTGAAGATGAAGCGGAAGAAAATGATCCTGAAAAAGAATCTTACATTGGAAAGTTAAGGGAAAGACAAAAAGAACTCATTCAAGTAAGAGACAGCGCAGAGACTCAAGAAGATGCAATGGCAGCATCAAAAGATCTTGCAAAGGTTAATGAGGAGTTGAGGAATGTTCTTAACGGAGGAGCACCTAAGCAAGGTAGTGATGAAAAAACTGCTATTGGATTAGGAATTCTTCATGGAGGTTTGGGTGCTATTAATATGGTTGATTCATTACAGAACGGAAATTTCAGTGGAGCGTTGATGGGTGGAGCGTTGATGACTAAGAATCCGTATGTAATAGCAGGTGGAGCAATCATTGCAACGTTTCAAAAATTCTCCGATTCTGTCTCTCAATTATACGAATCGTTGACACCACTTGCTTCATTCAGATCCACAGCAGATGGATACAGAGGTGGTGATGCTTCAGAATATTTGAACGCTATACTTCCGAATTCTAAATACAAAGATCTTGTTGATTACAATGACTTCGGAATGGATACGGATGAATTCTCATCTGAAGCAGTTAGAAGAATAAAAGCAAGAGGAATGGCTGACGATTGGTTCAATCAAACCATAAGTCAAATTGCATTGGAAAGAAATCTTGCTATGGATAGCGGTTCTCTACAAAGAGGAAGTCAATACGATCGATATGGAATTAACGTAACCGACGCAATATCCAGAATGGTCACATTCTTGTCAGGAATTGAGGGTTCTGGTGTTTCGCTTAATGATTTCACGAGGGTTCAAGAGAAATATGATATTCAGCAACAACTGATGGCTTCTTACATGAGTAGAACGGATAGACCAAATTACGATGTTGCGAATTCAACTCTTGCTGCCTTTTCAGCAGTCAAAGGAATAACACAAGATTCCAGAATAGGAAGCGACATAGCGTCGTTCCAAAACATGATTCAGAATCCGATGAACAATAGAATGCGTGCGTTGATATACGGAAGTGTTGCCGATTTATTCCCAGAATCTGGTGGAAGAATGGATTTAATAGATAGAGAAATAAGAAATCCGGAAAACGAAGGGAAGATAATGCAAGCCGTCATAGAGCGAATAACTAAGCAGTTCGGAGGTACGGACACCCAAATGGGTTATTTCGCCTTCAAAGCCTTGCTACCAAACGTTGCGCCCGATAGATTGGATGAGTACATAAGTCAATTCTCGAAGGGTGATGACACACTTGCTGGAAGATTGTTACAAGATGTATATGGTCGTTCTGGAGAAAGTTATTCAAAATCTGATACAAATAAAGATTTCTGGGTTAAGCAAGCGTCGGAGTTCACGACGACTTGGACTAAGGGAAAGAACGAGGTCATGACTGTTTTAAAATCAATTTTATCTCACATGGGAGGAACTTCAAGTTACACTCCTGGTCCGAGGAAAGGAGGGAATGATTGATGGAAGAGATAAACCATAATAATAACGATTACATCTTACTCTATAATAGAAGATCTGATACGGATGTTCAAACATTCATAGAGAGAAATTACATCTACGGAATCACTCCAGAGGAATTGTTTGAATTAAATAGAGGATTCATTTGGCAACAATACACTGAATTAGATAAAGACATACATAAACGTAGATTTGGAACGTATCCTGAAGATGAAAGTTATCTCAACATGGAATCGTTTCTGCCAAATCCGTGTGTATTGAAGATAAATCCAAGCAGAGTCACTGCTGAATTAGCAATATCACAGACGAATGCTCAGGTTAATACGGAAGATTTCTATTGCTTTGCGTACGAGAAGATACAATACATATTCCAGAACGATGGTTATCGTGTTTCAGATTCCGAAAAAAGAAATCCTACATGTAGTGTATTCGGATGGTTTAAAAGCCTTTATTTTGCAACGAGAGGTGAGAATGATGTTAAAAAGAAGAATGATAAAATTGATGAATTCGCTGATTTGAGCAAATACATAATATCATTGTCGACTTCCGTGACGGAAAATGGTGGAAGTTTTACAATTAAATTGCCAATAATCAATTCCAATGTTTCAGACTGGATAACGACTGAGGTCAATGAATCTTCCAACAAGGATTTATCTATTAGAGGAGGTGTTACAAAGGATGAGAATGTTATAAAGTTCAACAAAGAATATTATTCCAAATCTTGCTTCAATGAAATCGAATCTAATTATTTCAATTGGCTTATATCGTCTAACGATCTGATATTCATTTCTTTCGAGAAGTTGGACATAGAGTTAAAAAGGGAAAACAAAACAGATGATTCAGATAACTTTGAGATAGGAACAATGATATCTAACGGAGTGTTTGATATGATAGGTCTTGTTGATGATGTTAAGGTTATAAGCAACGCACAAAGTTCAGACGCATACGTTGAAGTAACTGGAAGGGATCTTATGAAATTGTTGATTGAGGATGGATCATTCTTCTTCGACTATTCAACTACTTCAGACCCCTCATCGGTGTTCGCTAACGAACAAAGTTTCGGCAAACAAGGTGACATAAGAGATGCTGATAAAATAAACAATGTTTATAATAATCCGATAAATAGACTTCGTAGAATAGGTGGTGAAATAGATGTATTCGCCAATAGAATCAATATGGACATAAGTTACATTCTAAAAGGTGTGATTTCAAGACTTGCGAATGTTGAGATTGTTCCTGGTTATGTATTTGATTCTTGGGGTGATGATAGAACGAAGTATGTTGAACTCGAGCCAGAAAAGAAGGAGTAATTATGGATAATTTTTTAGTACAAAATCCGCAATATGCTAAGATCGGTGTGGATGATCACTATTACGAATATGCGACATTTCCATACGAATTCTTGAAAGTGCCGAAAAAAATTTATGAGATAACAAGCGATTTCGGAAAAAGATGTATTGATAGAGAGGTTGTTTCTCATAATGGTGTGGATATATACGCACCTGAGGGGACTATTATCCGGAGCCCTATCTCAGGACAGATTGTGGATATAAAGAATGATAAGAATGGATTAGGATTGACAATGACTATTCGCGGAGGTGGAGGTGGAAAGGTGATGTATGTTATCTTGGGACATCTAAGTCGGATAAATCCTAATTATAGCAAGAAATCATGGGTTAAGCGTGACGAATACATTGCAAGAACTGGTGGTGTGCCAGGAAATCCTAATGCTGGAACTTCAACTGGACCACATCTTCATATCGAGGTCAGAATAGGAGGTATCGAAAGTGGATATGCTGTAGATCCTAAGCCGTTCATGATTAACGATGAATTAGTCATCCAGAAGACAGGGAAGTTGATAAACAGAGGTGGTAGATCGGAGTTGATAAGATTCATAAAGGAAGAGGATCTTAAAAGTCAATCGTTCTTTAAATATTCTCCTAATTCTGATGTAACAATCATGAATAGGACGGAATATTTTCCAAAGAAAAGGAAGGTTGAGCCACAAAAAACAAATGCGAAGGAACGTCTCGCTCCAGGAATATGGCAAATAACTAAACTCCTTATAGATAGTTCTGTTGCGGATAAACAAGTTCTTGACGCAGGCATGTCCACTCAGCAAGGTTCTTTGTTGAATTTCTTCAGAAAAGTTTGTCAGGAGCCAATGGTTGAATTCATGGGTGATACGTTCGGGAATCAATACTACTGGATAGTTCGTAAACCTCCGTTCGACAAAGAGTCATTCACTAAGATGATGGAGTTGACATTAACAGACATAGATGAAAATGATATAATACAGACTAATCTTTCGTGGAACAACCAAGGAATATATTCTTGGTATCAATATATTCCTTATGCAGATCTTCTCGGTATAAGAGAATCTGCATTGTATGTTCCAGCGGTATTTTTTCCAGAATTCGCTTCCGTGTGGGGAAGTAGACCGCTTTGCGTTGAAAGCAATTACTTCAATTTCGTTTTCTCAGGAAGATTTAATTCCGATAAGGTTGAGAACGGACAAAACGGAGATCGAATAATAAAGAATGCAATAAAGGACTTTAAATACATAATAGAGAGTAATGCTTACAATCCTTTCACGAGGAGGGGTACGATTACATTGATAGGTGATAGAAGGATAAAGAGAGGCACTCTCGTCACGTTGCCAACAACAGGAGAGGTCTTTTATGTTGATTCCGTTAATAATTCATTCGATATTTCAATCGGTTCGGTAAACAGAACAACGACGCTGAATGTGTCCAGAGGAATGTATCCTAATTTCATAAATGGAAAGGAAATAGGTGACAAGAAATTCAGTTACTTCAACATAATTGATTTCGGTGATACGGATGTGAATGACGTTACGTTCGATAATTGGAAGAGTGTTGTTGGAAAATGGAAGGTTAATTTCGATAATTTCAAATTCTTCATGTCAAAGCAACAACTATATTGGGAGAACATAAACAAATATAGATATGTTGTAGATGAAGATTACAATGTTAAGGAGAAATAGATATGAAAGAAGATTTACTCGGAATACATAATATTGATTCTGGCATAGGTAGTGCGGGAGTTGGATTCGTTGTCGTTCCTAAGGATGTCAACAGAGTACAATACATCAACGATTGTTATAGAACGAACACGATAACAATGAACGGAGGTAGAGGGTACGGATATTTCAGTTCCGTAAATGTTGATCCGAATGTGATGCAAGAGATAAAATTCCCAACTGATGATGAGAATAGAGGTACTCCAGTCGTATGGGTAAGAGATTCTATTTCACAATTGCCCGTCGTTGTGGCTTCGTTAAGAAAGCAGAACGATTACTACTATCTGGAACAAAATCAATTTCGCTTAAAAAGGGGAAGCGAGGATGTTCGTAATGTTGAAATTTTTCTGGATGGAAATAAGGCTTCCCTTGATTTCAATTTAGTTGGAGATAAAGAAGAGCCTGCTGATCTTAATGTTAAATTAAGTTCGGCGAATTCTGATTCTGAAATGAATGTTGATTGCGACAACAACATTAATGTTAATTGCAAGAATTCCGTAAACATCACATCAAACAATAAAGTTAAGATTTCCATAAAGGATAAAGGAAATGTAAAAATGAAGATGGAATATTCCCTTAATTCTGGATTGGAATACGTTGATGAGTTCGGTAACAAGATAATCACAAAGGATGGTGAGGTGGATATAATTAGTGACAAGATAAATCATAACAACGGAAAAGAGCCGATGGTTCTCGGAGATACTCTTGTTAATATATTGAACGAACTTATAGACGCTATAAAGGCACTATCCGTTAATTCGCCAGTTGGTGTGACGTCTACTCCGATCAATACTCCGCAATTTACAATGATTCAAAATAAATTGGAGAATATAAAAAGTAAAATTTCTAATCTTGATTGATATGATACAGACGGAAGTATTAAGACAGACATTGAACACAAAGATAAAGAACGCTCTTGATTCTGAGATAGATTACACTTCTAATTCCGAAGAGATAAAAACACAATTCGCTAAGGCTATTTCAGATGCCATTGCCGATGGTGTTGATGCTTGGATAAAAACAGCGGTTGTAACAATTCAACCAGGAATAGCGGTTGTAACGAACACAGGAACGGGATCAACAACAAGTCCTGGCACTGGAAGCATATCTTAGCAGTTATTATCTTAATAAGATTTTTATTAAAAATGGGAGCGTTCAATATTGCACTTGATTACATAGTTAGAACGACTGGAGCGTCTGTTAATACAGTCGTTGAGAATGCAAGGGAAGCGGCAGCAACCTTTGGAAAATCAGCATTGCACACTCTTGCTCCAGATAATTTTGAATATTACATGTGTTCCTTGGAATTGCTTGATAGCGCAGGAAGTTCCAAGGGATTGATATATTTCGTTGTTATGCCTAACAACATATCTGAGAATAATTCCAGATTGGTGAATGTGATTAAGACGAATGCAGGTGTATCAACATTGTTCAATGACACGTTCGTTCCTAAGGACATATCTATTCAGGGTACGTTTGGAAGAAAATTCAGATTGTTGATGGGAATGAAGGAAGTTGGAGATGTATCAACTATTCCGTTGTTCGGCGGAAACATGATGTTCGGAGTTCTTGATGATGCGAGTCTCGTTAAGAGTGGATATGGTCTTGTGAAGATGTTAAAGAAGATGATAGATTCTTCACATAAATTAGACGATAAGGGAAATCCGTTGATTTTAATCTTCAACAATTATGCGTTCAATTCGCATTATGTCGTTGAAGTCATGCAAGATTCATATCAGCAATCGACTGAAAATAACATGATTTGGTACTATTCTCTTGAGATGAAGGCTGTCGCACCTGCTTCAGCAATATTCACTCAAGAACAAACAAATCAAAAGTTGCTTACGATGGTGGCGTCTAAATCAATAGCGAAGGGTCTTACAAACATAATTAACGACACAACGAGAGCAGCAATAGGTCCATTTAATATCGATCTTATGCGTCCTGGCGTTGGTTCTATTAATTTATTGTAGTGAATGAATGGATTAGAAAACATAGTTCTTGAATTCGAGAGGGTAACGAAATATCCGCTCGTAAGTTTCTTCACGAAATACAGAGACTTCATGATAAATTCTTATCCAGAGATAGATAGATTCTTTTCTGGTAAGGTGGAGGGAATAGATAATAGTCATCTTGTCACACTTAAAGAATTGACCTCAGAATGTAAGGATGTTCTTGCTCAATTCAAAAACTTCTCAAATAAATTCTCTAAGTGTGGTTATTGGGAGTTGATGGAGTACATTGACGATTTAAACACAACAATAGAAAAAATAAACAAACTACCAAAATTCAGAAGAACTTCCCTTACTAAGAAAGGATATCAACCAGTCGTTCAAGTTTCCTCTTCTGTTGGCGGTTTCAGAACGATGGAGGATGTTGCGAATTCCGTTAAACAACTAAATCAAGACAACTCAAATTGGGTTGATCTTATGTTAAGCAACGATCTTAACGAAGGAGATTGGGAAATTGACGAACTTACTCCAATAGATGTGTTTGTCAACAATAGAACTGACGTTGTTGTCACAACGATTCTAGATCAGCCAATAGGAAAAAGAATCTACGGAAAGGACATAAAGAGAAAGATTGAATTTGATGATAACGACCTTGTTAGAGTTGAATATCAGGATAATGTTGATCAAAAGTGCATTATACTCTTGGAACTGAATAGAGGTGATGTTCCTGAGAACATGTTATTCGGAAAGAATATGAATGCAATTGGTGGTGTTAGTGTTAAAGCATTCTCTTATCCAGAATTAATTTCTGGAATAGAAGCGAATTTCATGCAAAACGATCTGTTCGAGTATGTTTATGTAAGAGAATTTACATTCGAGAATGGTGACGTCTATGCAACGATAGACATAAAAACGAAGTATGATTATAAAACAGAAAAGAAGATAGTAATATGATAACAAAGATTACACCGATTAACGAACTCAAGACGATGTTTCTTGAGATATTGTTAAATAAGACGGACAAGATTAACGACGTTTCAGCGGAATCTGTCTTGAATGGAATAGCATACGGATGTGCTAAGGTTGGTCAAAAATGTCTTGTTAATCAATCGGTTGTAGAAGGTCACATATTCCCAGACACTTCTTATGGTGTTTATTTGGATAATCTTGCTGCAATAAGGGGAGTTTCACCTCGATTGGGTGCTGCAGCAAGTTCAACGTATATAAGATTGATAGGAGATGAAGGGACAACGTATCTGAAAGACGTTCATACATTCAAAAGCGTTTCGGGTGCTACATTTTCATTGGAAGAAGACGTTGTTATCGGAATAAACGGATACGCATACGCTAAGATACATTGTAATCAAGAGGGAGATAAAACGAATGTGGATCCTCTTTCAATAAACAAAGTTGATCCGATTCCAAGCGGTCACATATATTGCACAAACGAATATAGAGCGACAGGAGGTAGAGATATTGAGGATGATGATTTGTTCAGACAAAGAATTAAAGACGATGTTAATAGATTAGCAAGAACAACTCTTTCGTATATAGAGCAAGTCTTCATGAAGATAAATCCTAATGTATTAAGAGTTCATAAAGGCGCAATTGATGCGAATGGTCGTTTGAATCTGATCGTTGTTTCTGTAAATGGAAAGGATTTCTCCGAGAATGAATTCAACGAATTATTAAGTTATTCGATAGAGTATCTGTCGTTGACGGAAATCTTGAGAACTTCAACAAATTACGCTCTAAAATTGAACAATGTTAATTGGCTTCCAGTTGATATTGAATTTAGAGTTGATATAGATCCAGCATACGACGTTGATCAGGTAAGAAGAGACATTCAGATACAAATGTCAAAATTATTCGATTACAGATTCTGGAATTATGGTAATAAGGTTGAGTGGGAAGATTTATTGTTTGTCGCAAAGAATGTTGATGGAGTCAGATACGTTCCCGATACCCACTTCTATCCTCATTCCGACATAAACGTACCGGAATATAGATTGCCACGTGTTAGAGGATTTGTTATGCGTGATTTGGATGGTAATATCATCATGGATAACAATAATGTTCTTTCCGAAATCTTTTATTCTAACGAAATGGATGACTCATTCCAGTCATCTGTTCTAATGACAATATGATATGAGATACGATGTTAGCACAAAAACAATAACGGAAGTTGAACAAGATAGCGGATTGTTCAATATACATTGCTTTTCTGACATGAATGATGATGGAACGACGACTCCATCAATCTACAAATCTCAAATTCTTGAAAAGAAAATGATTGTAGACAACGTCTCAGGAAAAGAAGGTGAATTGATGTTGTCTCACGTTGGAGATAGTGTTGGTGAATTGAACAAGGATGGTGAGTTAACATTAAGACCGCAAAATGATGATGCACAGAAGTATGACAAAGAAGATGAAAATTTAGTTTATAATGAGGGATGATATATTACATCAGGTTGGTGACGTCTTAGTTATAACAATAGACGCAAAGATCACGGGAAAGGTTAATATAACTAATTTCGTTGATGATCTGGATGGAATAACGGAAAGTAGAAGAGTAGAAAAGGAATTTAGAATTTCAGAGGATGGATTGTTTTGGGGCGATTGGAAAACGTTGACGTCTGAAAATTTATCTGAAGAATCATATATTGTTGACGGAATTCTATTCATTCAGGTTAGATACACAAGGGTTGGTGAAGATGTTAGTGGGGAGATAACATTTAACAACATAGATTTCTCAGGAAGTAGGGAAGAAATTCAATTCATCACCCCTACTATTAATTCAAGTATATTCGCAAACATTATAGGTTCTGACGGAACGAAACATCTTGAAAGAAATCTATTCAAGAAATTGTATTACAGAGGAATCATTCCGAAATACATCATTAGAGCGGAAAATAATGATAAAAAAGAAGATCGTGATTACATAGATCTGTTTTTTTCCATTGCAAGATTCTTTGCAATGATATTCAGATTCTTTAAAAGATTTGAGAATTTCAGAAACGATTATGATCTGTTGAGAGAACAAGTTCGTCAATATGGAATATATTTCGATGAATCAAACATAACACTCGAAGAACTTCAATTCTTGGCTCAAAACATATTCGATCAGATAAGGCAAAGAGGAACTGATATGATGTTCAAGAGAAAAGGATATGTTCTTCCGAGCGGTAATGAGGTTGAGATGGATGGAGAGTTCCTTAGATTGTGTAGAATCAAGGAGATGGATGAACTTTTGTACGAATACATCCCTCTTGAAAAGGTTGGATGGTGTATGAGGCAGTGTTCACCTATGTATCGTGGAACTTGCATGTCTGTTGGATTAAACAAGACAAAAGAAATGTCTTCAGATTTCATAAATCTTGATGACTTCTACTTATCTAAGACAGGAAACGATTCTTATTACACAATTGCACAATGGAACGATAAAAGAGTATTACATCTTTCGACGAGAAATAATGGGGTTGTTGGATTAGGTAGACAAAGTGATTCTGAAGATGCTTCTGATTACTTGTACATTGCGGATTCTAAACTTGATTACGAAATAACATTCGCATTCGCTCTTGAAGGTTTTCAAGACGCTACGATAGAATTCGGGGTTGAGGGATTTGACTCAAGAAAGAACAAACTGAATGATGCGTTCATAACACTTGATGGTCTTCAGATAACGGAAACATTCGCTAACATAGGAACGACGAATAGGTTGCATTCATTGATGTACTATGTTAGAGGAAGAATCCATTCTTATTCAACTCAATTCGTGCAAGGAGACAAACTTAACATAGGAGAGGGAAAAAATCTTTGCTTCAACAATCCGTTCGTGAAGTACATACTTCCAAAGATACAAGTAACAAGTTCGTCACAAGCAAGTATATTAATCTATGATTACAAGATAAGACCTCTCGTAAGAGGAACTAACATAATTCCGCTCAGAGATGGTTCTATTAACAATCATAGTCTTGGATTCATTCAGAGTTCTTATTTGTTTTACGCTTACATCAGGAATAATAACAATAGTCTCTCTGAAGCCGAATTAACAGACATAATAAGGAAGTATCTTCTTCCATTCAATGTCACGGATATAATGATCTTTTTGAGTAAAATAAAATAAATATGTCAAGAATTAAATTAAGCGAGAATCTATTCTTAGAAGTTGCGGAACTTAATAGAATGATTAAGTTCCTTTCAGAGGATGGATACAAATTGCTTATTAAGTCTTTAGTGAAGAAATACGGAATAATTGAGGATGGTGGTGGAAATGGTTTCAAGGTAACATTAAAGCCAGGAACTCTCGATACAATAGTTGTTAATCCTGGGTTAGCGTTCACACCCGATCTTGATGCAATCGTTCTAGAAGAAGAGGTTGAATTCCAGATTCAAAACACTGGAATGAGCAGGTGGTTAATCATTTCAAGAGGTGTTAGCAACATTGAAGAAGGAGTTGTAACGATAAATGCAGATGGATCCATTGACGGAACTGGAACTAAGTTCACTGAGGTTCTAAGAGGTCAGCCTAATTTCCCGACAAAGGTTAGATTTCAGTCTTCACAGAATACGGAAGATTATGAAGTTGTAAGCGTTGTGGATGATAGAACTGCAATATTAGTGGGAGAATTTACTCCGGAGCAAAATCTGAAGTACTCCGTTATAGGTACGTTCACCCCAGGATTTCAGCCACTCGATGAAAACAAGACTATATATGAATACGATTCTTGCTCATTCAGAATTGTTGATTCAGAAAGCAAGCCATCCGTCGAAGAAGGTGAGTTCATAATTGCAGAATTCACCTTTGACGGAGGTGGAGGTATGACGATCAATGATGAAAGAGTCTATAATATTTTCAACGACGAATCCGTGATACAAGGTCAGGGTCAAAATTCTTCTTATCTTAATCCTCTTGCAAGTTTGTTACAGGTAGGTGCAGTCGGAGGAATAAGATCAGTTGGAACAATTTCAGTTGATCTGGAATTGATTCTGGAACACGGATATACAATAACGAACTTCGAGACGATAACAACTTCCGCTTCAAATATATTCAACATTATATCTGGATCAAGTAATTTTCTTGGATCGGGAGAAATTCCTGATGGAATGTTTAAAGATTGGTTGTTGGTTAATAGAGGAAACATGAGATTCGCAAAGATTGATAATAATATCAACAAATCAATTTACGTTTCAATTTACGATCCTGAATTAGTGATGGATTCTGGGAATGATTTAATTATCGTTCCAGATTTCAAGGAAGTGGAATATGAAATAAAATTATCATCTAATGTGAACATGCCGTCAAAACCATTCTATTTTAAATATTCAATCTGGAATGCTTGCAATAGGGCGAGAATTTATTCGCTTTTGCCATCTTCTGGTGATGGGTTGTCTGATTCTGTTAGTGTTGAAGTGAAATATAGAATGATAGATAATAGCGGAAGACAATATCCTTTCTCTAATTTGTCGACTGCCCAATTCATTAATGTTAATGGTCAATATGAGACTCTTGGAGAAAGTTCGTTCAATGTTAATCTTTCCGCTCTCGATCCAGAATCTCAACAAAGAAATTATTCTTAATAATTATGATGCTATATTTGACAGGAGCGCAATCGTCGCTTAGAAAATCTGAAACAAATCCACAACCAGATCCATCTTTGAGTCTGGGTGGATATATATCATCATCACCAGTTCCAAGTGGTTCATTGAACTCTATCTTTGATGCAATCTCATCATATACAAAGGAAAACGGATTGAAGGAAACTCTCGCATTTGGATTAGTTAATAATTCAAATGAAACGCTCACGGATGTTGAATTGAGGATAGTTTGCAATCCTGATGATGAAGCAACATTTAAGGTTGCGGCAGTAGTTGTTAACGATGAAGATTATTCAATGGAACATATTGCTAATAGATATCAGGAGCCTATCGCTGCAGATTTCTATGACGCTACTTTTTATCGTGCTTTTGTTGATTTAAAGGTAAAGAATCCTGCTTCAATAGGTGAAGAAATATATCTGACTCCATTTAACGTTCAAATAGAAGTCGAAGAAAGTGGTATGGAAGGAACTTGGAACGCTTTTGAAAAAGCGTTCGAAGAGGATAGTATGTTTTCTGTTAAAAGAATTTCTAAGGATGTCTTCAGAATAGAAGCGAAAACATTAATAGAATATAATGAAAGTTGCGAATTCTATGCAACAGAAGGATTCAATTGTGAATTCTTAGGTGAGTTCAAGAATGGTAAGAGTAATTCTGTGTATTTGACAGATATCATTAACAGAGGTAATGCAATAGGAATCTGGATACAGAGAATTGTTAAACAAAAGAAATACAAAAGTAACGAACAACTTATAAAAGATTATTTGGAGAAGGTTGAAATTCCAACAAAGGAGTGTGTTGAGGTTGTTATAAGTTACGATGATAACTATATAGTGAAGTGAAATGGCATTAAGTTACGACGAAATAAAACAAGAGATTCTATTCACCTTAATGGGTAGACCTCCTGGTACTGAGATTCAACCACAGAATCATCAGAAATATTCTATCGATCTTCTCGACTATGTTCGTGCCGTTGAATTGAATTCCAATAGTGCAATAATCGGAATAGCGAATGAAAATACTATTCCAATTGAGCCAATGAATTCCTCCGCATGCTATATAGCAGGGGTTGCTCAAGACAGAACGATAGTCTTTCATAATTTTCATGATTACAACGGAAATCCGATAACGATAACGAATGGTCCGATGGAAGGTTGTTTAGTTGTGATGATATGGAATGGAAGTTGTTGGTCTTACGAGAAAATATCAACGAACATAATAAGTGCAGCGGAACAAGCGAACTTCTATTACACATTCAACATACGAAAGACATATTCGTCAATTGCTGAAATGAATGCTGACTCCGACCATCCAATCGGAGATGATGGAAGGTATATTCAAAAGGGTGAACTCGTTTCCGTCGAGAATCCGCTTGATTCGAGTGAAAATGGAATATATAGTTATACAGGATCTGGGTGGCAATACCAAAGTAGTTTCAATTTTCAGATAGTCCAGATAATGGGTGATGACCCTAATGTCGCAATGAGTCAAAAGGCTTTGACGGAGATAATAAATGACATTAGAGCAACACTATTTAATTTGTCTGCAATGGACTCTTACTATGTTTGTGATACAAGTGGTTCATCGGGACAAAAAACTATCGTTAGCAACAATTATACGCTTGCTCTTGGAGGAAGTATAAAGATAAAGTTCGATCACGCTAACACGAGTGATGATGTTAGTCTGAAAATTGGTTCCGCCGATTCCAAGTCATTGTATTACGAAGGCACTCCAGCAAGTTCTGAAAACACATGGGGTGATGGAGATGTTGTTGAAGTCTTCTATGATGGAACTAATTATCAAGCATACAATTTCAAGGATGAAGGTGGAGGAGTATTTTCAACAGGAGAAAGAGTTGAGGATGTAGGAATAGAAGATGTTCCAACGGAAAATAGCAGTAATTTAATAACAAGCGGAGCAGTCTTCAATGCGATATTAAACATCGTAAATGAATTAGAGGAATTCGCTGAGCAACAACCAGTCATACAATTGATTTATCCTAATCAAGTTGCAGACAAATGTGATGAGATATGGGGTGATGAATAAAGTAAGAATAAAATTAAAAAATAAAATAAAATGAGTGCTTCTACAACATACGTCTTAACGATCACTTCGGGTAATTATAAGATAGAATCTGCTGATTTCCCGAATGGTAACGTTGGAGCGGTAAACAACATTGCGGTTAATTTCGATTCTGAAGAAGAGTTCGTGAAGATCACTGATAAGGCATACAGGAATTGGGCACCGATTCTTGAAGCATACGCTAATCAGATAGAGATTGTTGACGCTTCAAGAGGGTATGATCATGTTACAATGACGTTTGAAAATCTAATCACATATCTTCAGACGATTATAAGACCAGAATCCGGAGGTGGCGGAGGTGGAGATAATCCAGTATGGGGAACAATCACTGGAAGTATATCCAGTCAGACTGACTTGAATCTCGCTCTTGGTGATAAGGTTGACAAAGTTAATGGAAAAGGGTTATCTACGAATGATTTCACAGATGCTGAAAAGAATAAGTTGAGTGGAATAGAACAAGGTGCACAAGCCAACGTTCAGTCTGATTGGAATCAATCTAATTCAGCGTCTCCAGATTTCATTAAGAACAAACCACAGATTCCATCGCTTCCGATAGAACAATATGAAGTGAATGGTCTTGTGAAGAAATGTTATAATCTTGATTATATATCTGGAGCATATTTTTCTCTCGCTAAGAATATTGGTGATTCTGTGAATATCAATTCTCCTGTTGAAAATGCAAATGGATATTATCTTGTAATTCCTATCACGGAATATTTCGAGAAAGTAATATTGCACTCTTACAATTCAAGCGAATCCACGAGACCATACGCAATATTGAATTCTTCAGGAGTAATTCTGTCAATGTTCGATTGGACTGGACATTTTGCTTCCGGATATGTGGTGGAAATTAAAAAGACTGATCTTCCACAGAACGCAGCGTACATCGTATGTGACTCTTGGTATAGAAACACATACAACGATGGTCATTATGCGGAGATATATGAGGGGGTTGGTCAAAGAGTCGACACGATGAATCCTTTATTTGGAAAAAGGGTTGTTGTGTTCGGAGATTCCATTGCCGAGGGTGTTGACAATGGATACAAATCTTTTGCCGAATATCTTCAAGACAAATATGGTTGCAAGGTCACTAAACTTGCAGTAGGAGGAACACACTTAACTCCATCGTCGTTGTCAGCGTCTCAATCGTTCAACGGATATTCTGTGTATCATCTCATAACGGCATGGTGTACTCAGAACTACACAATCATGGACGCAACCACGGACTACATTGCGAACGAAACTCAATATGGAGATAGATGGACGCACGTTCCTTCAACGATAAAGTCCACGAGACCTATGGATTTCGATATAGTCTTGATTCTTGCAGGAACTAATGACTGGAATAACGCAGGTCGTGTTCTTGGTAATTGGAGCGACACGAATCCTGTATATAACTACACAGCGACGATAAAATCCATTGTAAATGGGTTGAAAAGCGTTAATCCGAACATTCAGGTTGTTTTCGCAACCCCTCCTGTTAGGTGGATTGATTACAATTCTTCTAATCCAGACACAACGAAATTCTCGGATAACATTGCTAATCCGAATAGCGGTTTAATGTTGGTTGATGTAGCGGAAAGAATCATGTCCGTTGCGGTTCGTTGCAAGGTTGATGCAGTTGATGTGTATGAAGGAATGGGGGTTAATGAAGTTAATTTCTCTACATTCTTTGCAAGCGGTGGTGTTCATCCTAATCAAAGTGGTCAATTAAGAATCACGGAACTGATTGGTCAACTATTAAGCACTAATGTAAGAGGTGGATATCCTAACCATCTTCATGACAATAAGAAATTCCTTGATACTCTTAATCAGAGTGCTTGGGATTCTAAATTATCTTATGCACCTGCCGTCACGGAGGATCAATGGTCTCAAATGACTCCAATAGCAGGAACTTTTTATATAATTCTGGAAAACCCTCAACAATAAAGATATGAGTTTATATTACGGAGGACAAAAGATAAAGAAACTTGCAGTGGGATCTGATGTTATCTACGAGGATCCTAAGGAAGAACAGACAAAATCTGTTACTATAACAAGCAACGGAGTCACAACAATAACTCCGGATGCAGGTAAGACGTTAAGTTCTGTTTCTGTCAATACATCCGTTAGTGGTGGAGGACTTTCACCAGGAAACGCAGTCTATTTTAAGGCAACGGGAACAGAAGATTGGGTGAGTGTAAGTGTCACATGGTCTACAGACCATTATGAAGCCACACCTGCCACACAACCGAGATTCATAGTGGCGGTAACATCAGACGGAAATGAGCCTAATGTAGATTTAAGTAATGTGACGCTATATGTAGCATGGATCTCTGGATCAACCTTTGGAATCAGTGTTACAACAATGTTCACTTCTTCAAATGGTACAGCACCATTAGTAATAATAGTCTAATTTCATTGAATTATGCCAACATACAAGATATATGACGAAAGATCTTATGAAACATTGTATCGTAAGATAAAGGAGTATTTTTACAGAAAGAGTGAACTCTACAATAAAACTCAAATAGATTCTATGCTTTCGTCCGCATTGAAATTCACTATTGTTCAGTCGCTTCCAGAAGTTGGTGAAAATGGTACGATTTATCTTGTTCCTAAGCAAGTTCCAAGTCAAGATGACGTATATGATGAATACATCTGGACTTCTACTCAGGGTCAGATCCAACAACACTACGAACACATAGGATCAACTCAGATTGATCTTTCAAATTACTACACTAAATCTGAAGTTGATTCTTTGTTGAATGGTAAGCAAGCAAGCATTACGATAACTACGAATGCTAATACACCTACTGACAACGATACTATCGTAATGCAAGATAACGGCAACACAGGAACAATTTCGTTTCTTAGAAGAAAGTTGTCTACATTGTGGAATTACATTAAGGGTAAGGCTGATGAGGTATATGTTCCATTTCCATTTGTTGTAGACAATGTGAATGTAAATGGCTATTCAACAGAAAAAAGACTATATAATGTTCTATATGACGATGTTCTTTATGCTGCTGATGAAAGATTTTCTGTTACATGTACAATATACAACAGTAATAATGAAGTTGTTACAACTTTGCCTGCAGCCAACTTATTCAAGACAGCACAAGCAAGATATGCAACACATCCTGCTGAAGGAGAGCGAGAGGTAATACTTATTCAACCTGCAAGTCAGCAATTATCAGATTACATGTTTACATACGGATATGGTTATTTTATCTTGGATTTTGATTATAACCAACTCCCAGACAATGTAAAAATTAGATTCAGAAAGCGAAATAATGATTGGACGCAATATTATGACATGCCGAGATACTCAGGAACAATGTATCGTTATAATAACAACTATACAGCATCAACAGCAACGTATCTTAATGCAATAGAGATTGTTATTTACGGCAAAAATACAGGAAATAACACAACATCTGCTGTATCTCTGTATTTTGTCAGCATGCGTCCAGGATATAATAGAAGCGGCATATCTAAACACAATACAGAGAAAGACATATACGGAAATATCATAGCACCAAAATTCGTAAAACGCAATGGAACTAACTCACAAGTCCTCCTCGCCAATGGCGATGTAATGAGTCTTCCAGTTCCGATTAACAAAGGTGGAACAGGAGCAACAACTGCAATTGGTGCTGAATATAATATCCTTAATCAGGTTGCAGATAGCACCGCTCAGTTGGCTGATCTTAATGACAATAGAAAAATTGCTCTATGTAATGTAACGAAGAGTTCAACAAATGGTGTATTCAGATGGATGACTCTTGGTTTGCTTTGGAATTATATAAAGAACAAGATTTCATCTGTTCTTGGAATAGATGAGAATTCGTTGAATTCAAAGGTTAATTTGCTTGCTGATTTCACGATAAATTCAATTGATTATTCATCATCAAATGTTGGAAAATATCAGAAATTAATTAGATTCCCGAAAGGTTCCACAATAATTATCAATGTCATCCGTAGTCACACAATGTATGGAAGAACTGATTCTCATACGAATATGTTGATTATAGATGGTTATAGCAGCGGATCGAATTATGTTACAACCATTATTCAATCAGAATTAAGAGTTATTAACGAGGGAAATTATAGTTTCGTTGTTTGTCCTTGCGCTTCCTATTACGGATCACCTACGTTCACATATAAACTACAAATTCTATTCTCGAATGTTTCCATCGACAACATAGAAGCGGTTGAGTCATCCGTCATCATTTCAGCGTCACCGAGAGATAATTTCGTGATATACAATAAGCCAGTAACGCTTGGATCTTACACATTCGACATGTCTGGAAGTAGTACGAATCTATATCTTGTTCAAGGTGATGATCATTTTTATAGTTTCATCGGAAATGTGACTGGAACGATTAGTGAGAATTATTCAATCTATCTTAGAGATGTTGAGATAGGTCAAGTATATCAATTCGTCTTCACGGAAGACATTCCTGCTGGATTGAAGTTCGTTGATGATGATAACTATTATAATGCTTGCACAATTCCAACTACAATTGGAGCAGGAGATACTCTTACATTAACCGCTGCTTCAGCAACTCAAGATGGATGGTTATATAGTATTCAGAAATTCGAGATAGAGTCTCCTGATGAGTCTATTGACGTTAAATATTCCAACGGAATCACACAATTGGAGGTTTCAAAGAGATTCGTAAAGAATAATGCGGAATATTATTATGAGAACGATGAACAAATAGCAATAGGAAGTTATGCTCAAACGTTAAAACTTACAGGAGAGGGTGGAACTTCCAGATTCGCATATACAAAAGATTTTGTCTTATATTCATTCAAGGTTGATGGAGGTTCTTCCGAATTTTATCACATTCTTTCTTCTGGAACAACTTACTCAATAACAATAGGAAGCACTTCAATTCAATACACTCCGCAAAGAACTGGATGTCTTGTGGTTGTTTATTCTGGATCTTATGATTTATACGGATATGATTTAGGATTTCTTGCTTCAAATAATAGTTATGATTCTTATTATGTTAGCGATATTCAAGTAAGTGGATCATATTCTTTATGTTTGCTTGATACAACATCAGGTTCTATATTATCACTTCTTGATTCGCAAACAATAGTTAAGTGTTGGTATAAGAACAATGCTATCGCTATGTGTACTGCTGTCGGTGATATGGCAGAAGCAACCGGAATATACACTTCAGCATTTGGATATTATGCAAGGGCAATCAACGAACATTGTGTTGCAATAGCATACGCTTCTTTGGCTATTGGAATAAATTCAATAGCGATAGGAAATTCATCAAAATCAGTTGGAAGTGGATCTATTGCATTGGGAACTCGTTCAATCGCAAGAAATACATCTTGTATTTCGATAGGTTATAATTCCTCAGCAACTGCTAATTCTTCTGTTGCAATTGGTCCTAATTCATCTTCAAACGGAAATAATGCTGTCGCTGTTGGATTGTATTCTTCTTCTGGAGGAAATTATTCTATTGCCATAGGAAACAATGCTTCTTCGAGTGAAGTTTATGCAATAGCAATAGGTCAATCTGCAATCGCTTCTGAATTAAGAACAATAGCAATAGGATATAGTGCACAATCAGATAAATTTGAAGCAATAGCAATAGGATATAATGTGAAATGTCTTTCATCTTATTCTGTTGCAATCGGAACTGGAAGTAAAGTTGATGAAGGAGGTACTTATTCTGTTGCAATTGGTGGTGCTATTGTTGATAAAAATTCTCAATATTCAATCGCAATAGGAGAAGGTTCTATCGCTAAGGCTGTAAGTTCAATTGCAATAGGAGATGGTGCTTCTGCTTATGGATTGAATTCAATATTTTTTGGAAAAGGGTATTCGGCGAACGAAAAAAATGTTGGATTCGGAATTAATTCTTCTGTTGGAAGAATTAATACAGATTCATCGAATAATTCTCAATATCCGTATTTAACAATTCTAAGATTCGATGGAGTAGCGTTTGAATGTGATAATCAAATAGTCTATAATAGAATATTGAGTTCGGATGCTACGATAGTTGTTGATAGTCACACATACGTAATTCCAGCAGAGTCAAATAAACAGATTGTGGTTGTAAATGATTCGAATGCTACGAACATAAAATATGGTTCTGCAACTGATTATAACTATTTCATCGTTGATGGTGTTCCAATCTACACTCAGTATGCAACTCAAGTTGTAAACGTTAGACATCTTCATGATAATTATTATTATGTTGTTCTTTCTTGTTGGGATCCTAATTATTTAATAGGAACAGAATCTTTTACATTTTATCCTCTTGTAAAAAGTTCTGTAAATTACCAGAATTCTTGTGTGTTTGGAAATAATTGTTTCACTTATCACTCTAATTCAATTGCTCTTGGAGTCTCATGTTCAACTGCAAAAGAAAATCAAATGGTAATAGGAAATTTCAACGAGATTAATGATTCGTTGAAATTCATAATTGGAGGTGGAACAGAATATGTAAGAAAAAATATTCTGGAAATAGATAACGATGAAAGATTAAAGGTTAATTCAGCAATAATCGCTGGAGTTAGTTCTATTAATTCTTCACAGACGCAGACTTTAAACAACATCACGAAATCTGTTTACAAGATAAACAGAAGTGTGAGTGGAACGATATCATTAACACTTTCCACATCAGGATGTGTGGAAGGTCAAAGAGTAAGCATATTCGCTGAGACTAATGATGTTCTTGTGGTTGGTTGTACTAATCCTATTCCACAAGGTAGATTCGCTGATTTCTTGTTTCTAAGTGGTTCATGGGTTCCTATGATGGGTCTGTAATTATTGCTAATATTATGCAATTTAATTTTAAGAGATTTATTTATTAATTTAATAAAAGTTATTATGACACACTCTTTAAGCCTTGCAGAGCGGATTAAATTCGCCGAGAGATTACCTAAGACAGGATCTTTGGAAGTTATTAAACAAGTTAAGAAGATTAGAAAGAAACTTGTGGGGTTCACAGAACAGCAAACGAAGGATTACATCATCGTTAAGGTTGATGACACGTTTGTTACTGCTAATCCAGACAAGAAGATAACGGTCACGATAGAGGATGAACTCATTCCAACATACGCTCAAATCATAAGGGAAAGAAGCGCAATCGGAAATATCGATGAAAAAGAATCTGACTTTTTTGATGAAATATTAAAGGAGGAACAAAGATTGTTGGAAAATAATTCCGATTCTCAAACCGAAAATCAAAATTAGCAGGG